CGACTGGCGCGCTGTGTTGCGCGGTTGGCCGGTGAGGTAGAATATGCCGCAATGTCGCCGTGCCCTTCGGGGCCTAGCGGATTGGCGGATGTAAGTGGTGAAGCATTCTGGGAGGGAGTGCGGCTGGAGATTTTGCGGTCACCGGCTGCATCACCCGGGTTGCCTTATCACACTTTTCTACCGTCTAAGGGCGAGTGGTGTCGGTCCGACGCCGCTTGGAAGACGTTGTGCGAGATCGCGGAAGCGAGGCTGAGCAAGTTGGACGCAGTTGTGTTTGATGACCTCATCCAAACCCCCGTGGACTTGCTCGGCGCTTACCAGGACCCAGTGCGACTCTTCGTAAAGAACGAAGTGCACCCGAAGGTCAAGTTGGAGACCAGGCGTTTCCGGCTGATCGCGAGTGTGTCGATTGTCGACCAGATGATTGAGATCGCGCTGTATCGTGGCCTTAGCAAGTGGATGATGGAGTCGTGGCGGCGGAGCCCGATTAAGATGGGAATGGGGACTACCGATGAGGACCTAGCGGATCTCTCGGCCGAGTTCCGCGCGATGAAGAAGCCTCATTCGGTGGACTCTAGTGCGCATGACTTCGGTGTTCCTTCACAGGCGCAAATGTCCTTTCCTGCTTATTGTGAGGTCCTGCAGCCAGGCGAATGGCTCTATCGAATGCGGCTTAAAATTGAATATTTGCGGGGCGCGCCTGTTTTCGTCACGGGCGACACAGATGGCAGTGGGAAAGGGCAGTGCTGGGCGTTGGATCGCCATGGTATTACCCTCAGTGGTAGGTTCGTTACCTCCCTCATTAATTCCTACGAGCAATGTGTTATGTTGAAGTACGCCACGGAGCCGGAGAATCGTGTCGCCACAATGGGTGACGACGCTGTCCCCGATCTCGGGAAATGCCTCACGGCAGACGTCGAGTCGGAGATGCGTCGATTTGGAACGATTTGCAAGGGTGTGATTGCTCCCGAAGCAATTTCTGCGTTGTCTCGCGCTGTGGAGTTTTGCTCCTACGCGTTTGACCTTGACTCTTTTGAGGTGGTGCGGTTGAATGTAGGCAAGGCATTGGCAGGGATTCTGTCGAAGCCTTCGCAGGATCGCGATTGGGATGGGTTTTTCCGTGAGGTACGTCACGCAGACCCCGTCCTGTTGGCGGCCATCTACGAGCAGTTTGCAACGCTTGGAGAGTGGCTGCCCGCCAGTACTGAGGAGCTCTTGAACGAGCGCTTTAGCGCCATGGTGGGGGCGCGAAAATACGAAATCAATCAACAATCAAGTTTGGATGGCATGGCGAAGCAGCGCAAGCCCAAGTCCAAGCCCGTCGGAGGCCTCAAAGGGGCCAAAGCTGTCGTTGTCGTCGGCACTGGTCCAAAGAAGTCACAGGCACGTACAACCCTCGGTTCGAAGACTGCGCGAAACGATTATCTTGCGGCGATCGCCGATCCCTGGGGTCAGCGGCCGGTCTCCATCCCTGATGGAGTGGGTACTCGTTCCCAAAGTTCTGTGACAAAGCATCGCATTCCGGTTACTTTCCCGAATACCGGTCCTGCGTTCAACGGCACAACCGCGGTCTACGCCATGACGATCCGTCCGACGATTCAAGGCGGGGTCTTCATTCCGGGTTGGGCGCTCGCGCCCAACCGCACCGGAGGTGCCATCACGACGCCTACGATGCACAGCTACCAAGGAACTGGCAGCGACTTCACGGGCTACATCAATCCGCTCCTCGGTGGCGCTTCTGCGACCATCAGCGCGGCTACGGTGAATGATTGTGTCAGCCTCAAGGACTTCAACTTCTTTGCAACCAACGCCTCGGCGGTCCGTCCGACTGCCATGGGCGTGAAGGTGACGTACATTGGCAATGCCCTCAGTGCAACTGGGCGGCTTATCGTCAACACGCACGACGCCTACGAGCAGTTCTGTCCCTTCGATCCCCCGATCGCGGCCGGTACCGCTGGCTCTGCAAGTGCGGCTTTCCCGAACAACTATAGTTACGCGAACGCCAACGACATTCTCGACGGTGAGGCTTCCACCGAGCAGCCTGCGACCGTCGAGGCGGAGGTCATTTGGTGCCCCGAGTATCCTGAGTCGACTTTGTGGCGCGAAGCCCCGGGAAACCAGGGCAACAACACCAACTACAACAATCCGAACGTCCCGCTCTCGCGTGGCTCACTCGGCATTTGTGTCAACTCTACTACTTCGGTGGTGCCTGGCCCCAACAACTACTGGTTTGGTCCGAACACGCATCCGGTGAATCCGGCTGTGAGTACCCTCGAGCTTGATGGTAACTGGCAGATGCTCCCCTACATCTCATTGGTGTGGGAGGGCGTCCAGCCCGGTAATGTCGTCGAGGTCGAGATCGTGATCCACTGGGAGTTTGAGGTCGCGTCCACCATTTCCGCGAGCGTTGGGGCGCGTCCTCCGGTCAGCAACCCAATCGAGCTTGCACACGCTGGAAACGTCGCTCGCATGATGCCCCGCATCTCCTACCCCACAATCCCAAATGAGCCTGGCACAGCCGGGCGTCAGATGGTTCTCAAGGAAGCTTCGTCTCTCTACAATCGGCCGCTCAAGCAGTCAATGGAGGGGACCAGCTTCCTGAGCGGCTTGAAGAGTTTCGCGTCCAAGGGACTCGGGATGCTTGGAAAGCAGCTCAGGTTCTTGCCGGGTGTTGGCGGGATCTTGGGGCAAGGTGCTTCGTTCCTGAGTCAGATTCTGGCCTGAGGGCCTTTTGAAAGGTAGACAACAGCATTTGCATGAATGCTGAAAACTCATCTTGAATCCATTCTTTGATGGTGAGTACCAAAATGTCTTGGATGGTGGGCTGGAGTCCCAATCCTACACCGTGAGTTAACTACGTTAGTGTGACCCTGAGTAAACAGGACAAATCCGCGTCCCTTGGACTACAACGAGAGTTTAAATTCTCGAAGTCGCCATAAAGTATACTGTTCGCAGTGAAATATGCCCGCTTCGGGTCTCTCCAAGTGGCCCCT